CAGCGTCCACGTTCTTTGGCCAGTTCCACACTCATCTCTGTGAGATAGAATGCTTGATGTTCCATCCAGGTCTTGACTTCTGCTAGAGCATCCTTCTCACCGTACTGGAGACTTCTTTTGGCGTGCCAGTAGGCAAGGTTTGTGACTCCGATTCCAAGCGGTCTGATTTCGTCGTTGGAGAGTTTAGACTGGATGGAAAGAAAGTCTTGATAGTCAAGAATGTTGTTGAGGCTACGATGCAGTATACGGCAAGCACGGCGCATGTCTTCTGGATTGCGGAACGCACCCCAATTGATGCTGCCCAGGGTGCAAAGTGCAATACGACCAGTATCGTCATCCAGACGTTTAAAGGACTTAGTAGGTAAAAGTATTTCACAGCAAAGATTACTCTGGTAAATGGTGTGATATTCAGGATCAAAAGGACCCTGCTTCATCACATTGTCAATGAACACAAGATAGATACGTCCTGTGTCAGTACGTTCTTTAAGAATGCCGCCCTTGAACACTTCTTCTGCGCTCATGGTCTTCTTGCGAAGGTCCTTGCGCTTTTCGTATTTGACGTAGAGTTCTTCAAACAGTTCAGTGTTGCTGTAGAATGCCTGATAAAGATCCGGAACTTGATTGGGATCAAAGAATGTTATTTGTTCTTTGTTCTTGAATCGTCTCCAGAAGAATGCTGACAGTACGACTCCATAATCCATGTGTCGAACTCGGGTCTCTTCTGTGCCTTGATTGTTCTTGAGTACAATAAGATCATCAAATTGATGATGCCAAATAGGATAAAACACAGTAGCACTTGCATTACGGATACCTCCTTGACTACAACTACGCAGATCACCGAACCATTTTTTCAGGAATGGTATCATACCTGTGTGCATGATCTCGCCACCACGGATGGGGCTACCTAGTGGACGCAGTCGACCAATTTCTAGACCAATACCGGCACGTTTACTGGCATACTTGGCCATCATCTCTCCCGAAGCAAATATGCTATCCAAGTCATCATCGCTACGTATAAGAACACAACTCGAAAACTGCTTTGTAGGAGTACCCAGTCCAGCAAGTACAGGAGTAGCAAGAGTAAAGAGACCGTCTGAAGCAGCGTTGTAGTATTCTTTGATGTAGCGCATTCTCGCTGTGTTCGGTTCTTCTGAGTGAAATACAGTAGCGGCCGCGACCATGTATCTAATTTGTGGAGTTTCATAGGTTTGTCCTGTACTACGATTTTTTACCAGGTACTTTTCAATCAGCTGCTCAATGGCTGCATAGCTGTATTGTTCGTCCTTGGCATGGTCCAGCATGTCATTCATTCTGTTCCAGTCATCCGGGGTGTACCATTCCAGTAGTTCGGGCGTGTACAAGCCTGTGGCCACATTGGTCTTCACAATCTCATACAGGTGAGGAGGCGTGTAGGTTCCATAAACATCTTTTCTTAGCATACTGAGTCGCTGTTTGCCAGCTACAAACTGATAGTTGGTATGTCCAACTCCAGGATTTGATTCTACATCAATCAAGTCCACAATAGCTCTGAGCGTGATACCATCAATTTCTCTTGTGGTAATACCATCATAAAAATGCAATTGTGCCTTGATTTCTACCATGCTTTGACTAACATCTGCAATGCCGGAACATACCTTTGCAATCTGTGTTTGCCATTTTTCCAACGCCAAGGGCTCGCGAAGGCCATTGCGTTTTTGTACTGTGATTGTTTTCATTATTACCTAATTTGTTGTTTTAATTTGCTCTGACTGATGCTGTGCAGGAAATGTCTCGGCGCTGGATTGATATTTACGATTTGTTCTTGATCCCAATTAAGTATATATTTCTTTTGAGGTACCAGGACTAAATTGTCACTGCCACATTCGGTTAGCACACAGTCTTGCAGATCAGCACGGTCTATTATAGTAATAGTATACAGTATTCCCAGGCCGCGAGCAAGAGGACAATACATATCGTCGCTCAAAAGCTGCCAAGGATCAGGCCAGTTTTCACAATCATCCCAGTGCAAATGGTATGCTTTCCACGGGATTTTAAACCACCATGAGTTGATTATAGCAAGAGCAGAATCTACATCGGCTGCGCTGGCCTGGAGTCTGAGATTGTTCCAGGACTCCAGCCGATCGGCAAAATTTTTAGGCCACATCAACCAAGATTGGTAATGCTGTACTTGATGGTAGCATTGCTACCAGTTGAGGTTGAAGTGTATTGCACCAGAATATTACCGCCAGTGCCAATCACATCTAGAGTAATTCCAGTAGATCCATTTTCTGAAAAATCGTCGGTGAACACAAAACCAGTTGTGGTGGTGCTGGTGCCTTTTACAGCAATAATGGTGCCTCGTCGACGAAAATCTGCTCTGGCAATTGAATAATCCATCTGTATTGAACTGATGGCTGCGCCAGTGACAAAAGCAATGTTGCCACCTGTGGTGTTGTCTAGTAGAGTGTCCTGAATGCCAGCGGTGCGCTGATATGTGCCCAGGTCCAGCGCCTGACCTAAACTTTCGGCCTGAACACCGCTTTGATACATCACAATGTCATGCACGTTCATGCTCATGGCCATTGAGTTAGTGTTGTTTAGGTCAATACGACTGTGTGTTGCGCTCTGACTGTTGTTGCGTTCAAACATGTCGCCAACGCTGACATTGTTCACAGCATCAATATCAATGATGCTGCTGGCTGGCAATGTGGCTCCGTTGAAGTGGTTGCCTACATCGTAAAATGTATTGTAGCCGCTGACGTTGCGACTGACATTGGTAAACACAATTCCTTGTATGTATATGTTGTCAAACATATTCTGAACTATACGAACACCCGATGCGCCACCGTTGACAACTACTGTGTCACCCAATACAATACCTTGATACAGTGTATCAAATTGACTGTTGCTAATGGTGATGCCTTCGATTTGTTGATCTGTTTGCGAGGCGTAGGTAAAACCTTTGTATTTGCAATTGTTCAAGATCACACCACGAGTAACCAAACTGGCGGTGCTGGACCAATCAATTGCTCGTGTGTTTTCAACGGAATCCACTAGTTGTGTTGTGGTCAGGGGCCCTTCGATTGTGACTGAATCCATGCTGCACTGTTCAGCATCTTCCCACAAGAAACCACTGTTCAATTGATTGGTTGTGATTGCCATGGCAGAAATTTCAATATTGCGTGGTGCGGTTGCACTGTTGGTAGCAATGTTTACACCAGTCTGCTGAAGACTGTCAGCAGTTCGTCCAACGTAGTCAGGTAAACTTTCGAGTTCCCAATAAAGAGTGTCGCTGATAAGAATTCCAATTGGTACATCAGACAAGCTGCGATAAAAACTACCACTATTAGAAACCAATATTCCTTCAGCATATGCAATCAGCGAAGTATGTGCTTGTACATTGAAGTTGATGATACTGCTGTTGCTGCCTTCGCCGTACAACTTGGCATACGGAGGTACGTTTATGGTGTCAGTAACGATATATGTGCCGGCAGGAAAGAACAAGCTGCGACGAATTTGTGGATTAATTTCTCGGCAATACAACTGATTCAATGCACGATTTATTGCGGCAGTGTCATCTGTGGTGCCATCACCTGTTGCTCCAAAGTCTGTGACTATTGCATAACTGTCTAGTCTTGATTGTATGCTCTGGCTAACAGGGCTTCCAGCAGTGGCACCTGTTTGCACAGTGTATCCAGCTGCTGCGCCGTCATAAGTGTAGGCTGTTGCAAAACCAAGGATATCTGAAAATTCAGTTAGTACTTCAGTGTTGCCCACAACAGGTGCACCGTCTTCGATGGTTCCGTTGCCAATAAACAATCTGCGGTCGTCTACCGCCCAGCCTAGTTCGGCGCCAGCTAGGGGTTGTGGTAAGTCGGTTGTTAGACCCTTACGTTGGGTTATTCTTGAAATTTGTACAATTGCCACGATTTGTGATCCTTACAGGGTATCACATATTTAGCGCGACTGGTAGTACATGTCTACTCGTTTCATCCATTCATTTGTCCAGTGTGCAAATTCGTCGCCTTCAATCACATACTCTGTATAAACAGGCTTGTCAAGGCTGCCGTCAGCTAACAAAGCAGGCTGTTGAGCCATTAAAATAACGCCGCAGTCAATGGCAGTAGCATGTGTTTCATTGTGTGCTGCTGCATACGCTGCCAACTGTATAAAATAGTCATCGATCCACTCACGCTTTTTGGGCTTGTTGGTTTGTTTAAAATCCATGATTGCCGGCCGCCCCTTCCAGAGTCCTAGGCAGTCAGTTGTGCCAGCATATAACCCACTATAATACAACGGCACTTCAACCCCCCAGCATTCGTCAACGTGTTGTAGTCCTTGCATGATTACTTCTGCTGCCATAAACCATGAAGGATGTGCAAAAGGATTGCCGGGCAAGGGTTTCATGTCGTCATGCAGCATGTAGTGTTCAAGATAGCTGTGCATGCGTGTGCCGCGACTGGCAGCTTCTGTAGTGATTTCTTGTGCTTTTTGTTCCCCGACTCTCTTGCGCCAATTGATCAGAACTTGTTTTTTTTCTTCACTCTTGGTACGATCTAGGATTGTGGTAACACTAGGAACTTTGCTGCCGTCGGGCAAACAGTAGTGTCGTTTGCCGTCAATGGTTTCGCGGTTGCAAGGGGTATAATTGTATCTCTGAACTATCATGTGTTTACTTGTGTTACTTGTATGTTGGATTTTTTAAGAAAATCTATGCCGGTGGTGTCGCGATAAGCTGTGCCAAACCAAACTCGTTTGATGCCAGACTGATAGATAAGTTTAGCACAATCCAAGCAAGGAGCATGGGTAATAAAAATATCTGCGTCTAGGCCGGACTCATTGCTTCTAGCCAATTTAGCAACTGCATTGGACTCAGCATGCAAGACTTCTGGTTTGGTTTTTAATCTGGTCTCAACTATGCAGCCGTTGTCATCAAACACATGTCCAATTTCATCTTCACAATTATTGTCCCACCCTGCGGGCATACCGTTGTAGCCAATGCTGACAATTCTATCTTCCTTGACTACTATGGCACCTACGTGTAGTCGCCGGGCATGACTGAGTTCTGCAAACACCTGTGCAGTCTGCATATAAGCATCGATATATTTTTGTTTCAAACTCGAAAACTTTCTCCACAACCACAGCGGTCGCGTTCGTTGGGATTTGAAAATTCAAATCCTTCATTAAGACCTTGACGAACATAATCCACAGTCATACCGTCAAGATACACTTCGTGTTTTTTATCTACCAGCACAGCAAAATCAGGTTGAACATAATTTATGGTACTGTTGTCACTGGGTTGCGTATCAACATATTCTAACACATAAGCCAGGCCCGAACAACCAGTGGTTTTTACTGCCAGACGGATGCCTATGCCGCCGCGTTTTTCTAACAATCGTTTGATTTTGGTTCGAGCAGTGTCAGTGAACAAGATCATGTTTGATCCTGTAGTCAGCTACCGCCGCTTTGATGGCATCTTCTGCAAGTATTGAACAATGAATTTTAACAGGGGGGAGGGCAAGCTCAGAAGCAATTTGGCTATTTTTGATCGCTTCCGCCTGCTCAAGGGTACGTCCTTTGACCCACTCAGTAACAAGCGAACTTGACGCAATCGCGCTGCCGCAACCGTATGTTTTAAATCTTGCATCTGTGATTACTCCGTCAGTGACTTTGATCTGTAGCTTCATCACGTCACCGCAAGCAGGCGCACCGACCATACCAGTGCCCACATCTGTGTCTTCTTTAGAGAAACTACCCACGTTTCTGGGGTTCTCATAATGATCAATTACCTGATTTGAATAAGCCATAAAATTTTCCTTAGTTTAAGTATAAGGTATTTAACGACAAATGTCAATGCAGTTTGGTGTTAAACGCCGCGATCTTTTTTCATTGCCGATTTAGCAGCAGCAGCCACAATGTTCTGAGCTTTGTTGACTGGCATTGTGGCTGGTGCAGGCGCCTCACCACCTTTGAACACAATTGGATCTGTGGAGTCTGGCGCCAGTGGTTCCAGTAAATTGCTCAGTGGGGGTTGTCCTACCAATTCAGCAATGTTTTGGTCAGTGACATTGATGTCTAGACTTTGAGCCAGGCTAATAAATGCCTGTTGACTGATTTGTTTTTGACTGCCAGTGTCTTTGGCTCGCCCGTTAAGAAATGAGACCAAGCCCATCAATTGATCAGGCTTGGGAGTAAATTCTGAGAGGCCGCCGTCGACTTCAAATATTTTCATTATCTACGTGCTCGGCCCAGGCCAGCACTTGCAGGTGGTTCAGCTTCTGGGTCAGCAGCAAGATCATCAGCTGCACCCATGTCGGCACCCATTTCTGCGCCTAGGTCGGCACCCATGTCAGCACCCATTTCCGCGCCAGCCATGGCACCATCAGCAGCAGCGTCAACTGGTGCTTGTGCAGTACCTGTGACCACGCCCAGAGCTTGATCCATTTGCAGCTTGGCGGCTTGTAGATTTTGCATCAATCCAGTTAGTGCAGCACTGGCGTCACCGTTGAATTGTGCAGCTTGGTCAATGCCAACTTGATTTTTGATACTGTCAACCAAGGCTGGCAGTTCTTTGAATTGCAGTTCAGATACGTCTTCTAGCATGGACTGCATCTTGTCAACCATGTCTTGGGCAGCCAACACAACTTGTGCCTGTTGCACTTCGCTTTCAGTTAGTCTACGTCCCAGTTGACGACGACGATAGCTTTCGGCTTGCATCAATGCAGCACCAGCAACCATTTTTTGTTCATCAGGATTGAGTGTTTGTCCAGCAGTGCTTTTCTTGAGAGCAGCAGCCAGCTTGGGATCCTTGACCTTGGCCACAGCAGCAGCTGGATCAACTTGTCCATTGGCGCCCGGTGCATCCATCTCTTTGAGACGTCCACGCAAGGCTTGTTCCATCATTACCAATTTAAGATAACTGGGGTTCTTTTCACTGTGATGGCGAGCTGTGGTACTTTGGTGTTCGCCCAGTAGGCCACGTACACGATCAAGCATGCCAGCAGTTTGACGACGATTAAGTTGGTCAAAGCTGATACGTGAACCAAAGTAACTTTCGAATACTTTGGCGATTTGTTTACTTGGCTGAGGGGCCGCTAGTTCTTGCAGTTTCATTTGAGAATCCTCTAATTTGCATATATTTAGCCGAGTTTACACATTTCTCCAATTCAGATGATACCGAATTTAACAGAATTTGCTTGGGCTGTACTTTCATGTTTATAATTTCATAAAAGTGATCTAACTGGCTGCGTCTACCTATGCCTTGACGGCAATGAATATCAGCTGCTAATGTTTGTTTTTTACGGTCTAAATTTAAAATTGTGTTGGCCAAAGTCAGCTGATTAAATTTGTCTGCTACACACCAGCTTACAGCATTGCGCTTGCTGTCAAAGCAGTGTATGTCTGATG